AAGAAAAACCTAAAGTAAAAAATGTGAGATTTATGGCTGATATAGAATCTAAAAAAATTTGGATAGCAAATGGTAATACAATTCATTCGTGGATGTGGAATGGATGTGTTAAAAAAAATGCTAAAACTAAAAAAGGATATGATGGTCCTGAAATGTTATCAGGTGAAGCTGAAAAAATAGGTAATAAATGGTATATGATACGATCTGATAGTATAAAAGAAGATAGATCGGATGATGAAATTAAGGAATTATTTAGTTATAATTGGAAGTGGGTCAATAAATATATTATAGTAGATAATTGGATAAAAATTTTTAAAAAAGAAAGAGGCATATAAATGACAAGACAACCTTTTGGTGGACTTAATAAACCTGGATGGTCTTTACATGATTTACAAGGTAATCCAGAACATGGATTAATGGAATCATTAATATCAGAATATACAGATGTTTCAGGTATTGAAGTTAAATATTATATAAGATCTGCTGATGCTTCATATGATCCTTTGTATGGTGAAGATGATTCTATAGAATTTGATAGTTATAAAGAAACAAAAATATTATATGATATTGATCAAGAGCCTAGTATAATGACTGCTTTTGGTATTTATGGCGAAGATACTATAACAATACAAATGCCTAAATCTATATATTATAGAGATGTAAGCAAAACTGTAGAGCCTAGACCCGGTGATATTATTAATATTAAATGGAATAATAGAAATTTTGAGATAGCTAATGTGGATGATGATGATAAAGTATTTCAATTAAAAAGATTTATATGGTTGATGGTACTAAAACCTTACAGATTTTCAGAACAAAGTGATACTGCTTCAGAAATATCTTTATCCAAACCAGTTAGTGCATATGGTGATAATGAATGGCTTGAAGCACAAAGTGAAAAAATAGATGATTATGATGATGTAGATACTAGTATATATGGATTTTAAAAATTCTGAAAAAATATAAAAATTTACTTATTACTAATATTGTTATATAATAAAAGGAAAAATAATGAGATTTGAAAAATATATGATTGAACAAATGATAACAGGTGCTTTTTTTATTAGTCCAAAGGGTGAGTTAATAGGAGCTGGTGCTAAAAAACATATTAACATAATAATAGATGATCCTAAAAAATTTGGATATACTGATGAAAAAATAAAAAAAATATTTTTTAAATATAATGAAAAAATGGGTCAAGAGGGTAAAGCTAGAGAAGAAATCATACTTGACCTAATAAAAAAAGGTTGGATTCATTTAAGAAGACGACCTAACAAATACTGGATTATTAATGCAGATAGAATGACTAAAAAAGTAAGAGATGTTATATCCGACTGGTCAAAAAAAATACTAAAAGGTATAAAAGGTGTTAAAGAAGTTGATAAATATATGGATGTTAAAATAATGACTATGAATGGTCAATATAGCCGAAATTTAACAATAGATGATATAGCTAATAAATATGCTTTACAGGAATCAAAAGATGAAAAAATAGAACATAAAATTATAATATAAAATGATTCATATATAAAACATAAAGATATGTTATGACTCATATATGAATCAAAATTAGGAGATATTATGAAAATTAATAAAAGAATTGATAAATATTTAAATGTTGAAAGATATAAAGTTGGTGATAATATATTTATTACATCTAAAATACATGGTTTAAAATCTAATCATAAAGGTGTTATTACTAAAATAGATGGTGAATATCATCTTGTATTACCAAAAGGACGTAAAAAAGGTGAAGAAGTTGAATTATATAGACATGAAATGAAAAAAGCATAATATTTAATCAAAAAAATAAATTCAAATTAGACTTGTTGACAGAATTCAACAAGTCTTTTTTATTCATAGGATCTAATAATATCTCAATCTTGGCTGTGAAATATTTTTTAATCATCTTATCATAATCTATCTGAACAATTTCATTAAATTCTTTTGGCCATCTTAAAAAAGAAACACTTTCAAAACCAAATGCATTTTTCTTTACATAAATTATTTTAGCTTTACTCTTATTATGTATATCCTCATATTTATCAACTATATCCAGATGCTTAAGCATTTCTCTGTAATTATAAACACCTTTAACATGCCAAGGTGTACCCTTTCTAGGACCAGTAGGTGATATATATTTATTGATATTATTAACACTTGTATTGACAGATATTTCTTCTGGATATACCTCTTTTAATTCTTTCTTATATCTTTCTATAATATTTATTAATTCATCATCAGATGTATCTTTTAAAATAAGATTCATTATATTTTTAAGTCTTGGTCTTACTGCTTCTGGTGTCTCTGATCTAATAATTTCAAGTCCTGTTGTTTTGAGTTTATCTACCGGCGCCCCTTCTTCATCAACACACCAAAATGAATATTTCTTCTTTTTAACAAATAATGTTGACTTAGCTACAATTTCTTGCTTAAATGTAATTCTAAAATCAGTTACATTAGAGTTATAGCATTTTCTTTGTATTTCTCTATAAGATCTTGAATCAACATTATCTTCTATTACAGAAGATATTTTTCTAATATAATCAATAATTTTTTCTTCATCTAAAGATCTCCATTTGTCTCCTATATGCTTATCAAGAAACGATCCGAGATTAATAAAAAGTGAATCAGTGTCAACTCCGTCAAATGTAGAGGATGTAATCTTGTACATCCCCTACACTCTTATTACCTCTTGTCATATTATTTATCCTTTTATAATTTAAATTCTTTTTTAATAGTTTTTAACCATTCTATATCTGTTAAAGTTTCGATATCAGTTATTCTTTATCTTTATATATTATATCATGTTTCTCAAAAATACTAATCAATTCTCTTTTAACACTTTCTTTAAATACCTCCTGTATATGCATTTCAAAAAAATACCAAACATCATTTATTAATTGTTTATTTTTCAAATTATAACTCTCCTTTAATTTTATTAATTATATCAATTAGTTCTTGACTTGGTTCATTAAGCAATTCATTTACAAATCGTTCACCATTTTTAATGGTCTGACGACCACATGATGTAATGGCTTCTGCAATATTTATGTTAAAATATCTACTATAAGGTACTGACATTATACCAAAAAATCCATTTAATACTAATTTCAAAGCTAATTGTAATGAATGATATTGATTAATTTTCTCCTTAGTATTTTTTAAATCATCATTTCTCAAAACAGATAATGATTTTTTCATCTTAATCATTTTCTTTTTAACTTTAATTCTTTTCTTAAATACTGTTTTTTCAACATCAGCTACTACTCCCATTTTACTATTTGAAAAAACAGATCCACATGGGGCAACTGATAACAAACGGTTTTTAATAGCTTTATTGAATATTTCAAGACTTTTATTTTTAAAGTCTATTATTTTAGAGCCTTTCATTAAGTTAAAAGATGGGTAACATTTTGTTTTAGTAAAAGTCATAATTTCATTTTCTGTAAATCCTAACACCCTACCATAATATGTTTCAGGTGACATATTTAATGTTATTATAGCTGTAGGATAAGACGATGCTATATCAAGATCAACAACCCACATATGTTTACCCTTCTGTGGTTCTTTAACATATGCCGCCTCAAATCCTTCTTGAACACCGCCAGTAAAATGAGGAGCACATAACCCTCTCCTTCTATAATATGTGAGCATTAACCCTTCTATTAACTGTGTTAATGTTCTATAATTCTTCATAGGTGATTTACATAATAAAGATAGGGTCTGAACAAGATTAATATACTTTAATTTATCATCTATTTGATGTACTCTATAAGCATCTATAATATTATAATCAACATATTTTTCCCAATTGTTATTATAAAGACCTCTTAAATCTTCATATTCAGAGTAATCAAGTTTACCAACACCGAGTTCAAAATTTGAAACAAAATCAAGACTATATCTTTCAAGTCTATTAGGTGAATACCATTTATATAAATCAATATAATCAAGTATAGATACACCAGCTATATCAACATTCATGTCTTTACCATCTTTTGACATCCATGTTTTTACAATACTTATAGGTGATAATTTTTTATATATTGCAGTATCATTACCAAATAAGTTTTTTGACCTATTGATAATATATGGTATATCAAATCCATTTATATACCAGCCACTTATAGTATCACATGGACTTTTTGACATAAAATTAAAAAATGACATTAACAACATTTTATCATTTTTACATTCTATATAATTAATAAAATCAACATTTTTATATTTACCGTTATATGGTTTAGTACCAAATGTGGTGGTTATACCCGTTATATTATTATGGACAGATATAAGTGTTATAGGGTCATCAGCATTATTTATATCTGGAAATTTACCACTATCACTATGAGTTTCAATATCAATAACATAATTTTTAAGTTTTGGCACATCCATCAATTCATCGTCTATACCATAATACCTTTCAGCTAAAAATTGTATCTCAGGACGTACTCTATCTTCATATAAATCTTTTTGATCTTTACATGCACTATAGTAATCAGAATATGATTTAAATTCTATTTTCTTAGCATTAAATCCATCTGTTGTTTTAAAGTCACCATCTTTTTTTCTTTTAAAAGCATACGGTACATATGGTATGTTAGTATAAAGATTTTCACCTTTTAATTGTTCCCACAAATGTATTGTATTAGTATTTATTGAATAATAAACATTCTTAAACATATTTATCCTTTACCAATTCTCAGAACATGACAAATCTAATATCTCATTAAGAAATTCTACTTCCTTTATAACACCTAATGATGTAGGTGTAAACGAATATTTTATAGCACCACCTATAGCACCAAAATAATATTTATCTCTTTTTTCATTAACATCTATTATCCATTTATCAATTTTTATTATTTCATCTGCTGTGAATTCAAATTTCATTATATCATCTATACCACATTTATTTTATTCCACAATATCTAACTATATAAAAAATTTCATCACAAATACGATTTTCACTAATAGTATATAAATAAATTTTACTATAATTTTCTTTCATAATATATTCTATAATATCAGTTGTTTTGGTAGATTTTATTGATATAATTTTATATATTGTATCACCATCTTTAAATATAGGTTTATCAACAATATCTATTTTTTCAAAAAAATGAGCATATAAATCTTGAAGAATGCTTTTTAAATAAATTAAATCTTGAGGTTGATTTTTATTAGACATTTCTATATTCATTATTTCTTGATTTTTATTAAACATTTCTATATTCATTATACCACCTATACCACATTAAACATAATATTATTAGATTCCCATAAATCTTTTATAAATGTTTTTTCTTTATCTGATTGAAGTGAATTAACAATTCTCTTATCCTTATTAGTATCAATCATTAAGAAGATTGTAAAGTCAAAAGATTTACTATATATCATACATTGGCCTATACCTTCTCTTATTGATGATCCATTATCACCTTTTTTTATTTCTATAGCAATATTAAGATCTTTAAATTCTACTATCATATCTGGTCTATGAAATACATTAAAAAACAATAAGTTATGTACTGTTGATTTTTTATCACCTTCCCATATTAAAGACTTTTGTGCTTTATTTTTTGCTGTACTTTCTTTAATACCATCAAATTCTATAAACATGTTTTCTATTTTTCTAAGCAAATGTGGATAAATAAATTGTTTAATCCTTGATTCGTCTTGTTTTATATAGTCTATTGTACCATAAATATCGGGATGTTTCAAAACATGTATAATATCATTTAATATCTTAACTCTTTTCTTCGATTTATTTAACATAATACCTCTCACCAATTATCTACCAACATCTTTTAAATATATTTCCTTTGCTTTATCCCATGATATGCCAATCATATCATCATAAAACAAAATATCTTTGTTCTGTCTATTAGTTTTAATAACATTTTCTATTCTTTTTTTAGCATATCGTTCTTTCCACAATTCTGTTAATGATTCAACAGAGTTATCAAATTTTCTTTCACCCGGATTATCAACTTTTTTACTTAAAAATTTATTAGTATCATTAAATAATCCACAAAAATAAACCCCTCTTGAAAAATTATTAATAGGTGGTTTAACTTTCAATTGCTTATAAACAAATTGTAATAATCTTGTTTTAGGATGACTTTTAGTTTGTAATTCTTTAACTTGTTTTAAATAATTTTTGTTTATCCATTTTCTAATTTCTTTATATACATTATCTGATGGTTCTAATGGAATTTTACCTTCTGTTGATTTGCATTTTCTCCAATATTTTAATCTGTTATATTGAGATAGACCACCGTAAACACTTGTTGTACTTATACTTACAAGTTTATCACCATATCGTTTATCCCATGCATTTTCAACAACATTAGATGCTGTTAATAATGCTATTAATTTACCACCGACATAATTATATCCTAATGGTTGTGTTGGTACTATAGATGAACCCATTGCAGTATGCTTTAACATTTTTTCTTCAAGTCTTTGCTTTATAGTCCAACCAATATAATTATCTCTGCCACCTAAAGAAATAAAATCAGAACCTACAGATATAACACCTAAATATTTTTTAGTTATTTTATCTTGAATATAAAATCTAAGAAGTCTTCCAGGACTTGCATTCCAATACAAGGTAGATGAAAATATTCTTAATATTGTCCATATCTTATTAGTTATTGGTGTAGATGCTTGTATAACCTCTGGTTCTAATTTAAGATAATCATCATAATTTTCTGGAATCCATAAAGAATTTTTTATTTCCCATATTTTATTTAAATCTTTATTAGACCATTTCTTTAAATTAATTTCTTCCCATTTACGATAAAGTGTATATTCTTCAACAGGCATCATAGACATTTTTTTAAAATTTTCTTCTATTAAATTTTTCATATTATCATATTTCATCTTCAGATAATTTTTCATATTCTATTTCAAAAGATTCACCATTTTTACCAGCATCATATGCTTTACGCATTAAATTAGATACAGACCAACAGTCATTAAAATCTCTTGCTAAATTTGCATCTTCTGGTTCACCATCTGATACACTAAAAGAACATTTACCATCAATATAAATTTCTAATATATTAGAATAATTTCTTTGTTCAAGTGCTTCTTCTGTTAATGATTTTTCCACTATTTTCATAATATATGCTCCTATCAAGTTTTTATATTAATTATTATAACAAACAATATTATTTTTGTAAAACACAATAAAAAATATAAATATAAATGTACTAAAATTCAGACGTTATAAAGAGCTTTTAATGATATATTATACAATTGGATGGATATTTTATGCTTAAAATTATAGTTAGTGTTGGCGTCCCTTTATTAATAGCTGTTTGTGGAATGTTTGTTTTATATGGTGGATTAATTAGAAGACAAAAAGATCATTGTAAATATATTAAAAATTTAAATCATTCATTATGGGATGATAAGGGGAGGCCGATTTTGCAAAGCATAGATGGGTGTCATGAAATTAGAGATGAACTAAAAATATTAATTTCTAATGGTTTTGAAAAAATGGAACGAATTGCAGAACAAAGAGAAAAAGTATGGAATGATAGATTTGATCAATTTATAGCAATAAAGACTAGAATAGAACAGCTTGAAAGGTATAAAAAATAAATGAATGCTATCATACGTGAATCTGAATACTTAATGAATAAAGCTATTGATTTAGCTAATGAAATTAGATCTATAGATAATATAGATGATTGTACTATCATAAAATCATTGAATGAAAGATCAAAAAAATTAGCTTATGGTTATGCCTCTTTAAATACCGAATTAAATAAATTATCTGAATAAAATATATTTTAATTTACATTTTATATAAAATGTATTATTATAATTAATAAAAATATTAAAAGGAGGTAACATATGCCAAGAGGAGATCAAAAAGGACCACCTAATAATTCACAAGGACCAAGAACTGGCCAAGGTGGTGGTAGAGGAAGAAATACAGCAAGCAAGGGAGCAGGCAAACAAACTGGTGGTAAAAGGAATATCAAAAATAAATAAAATTGACCATATGGTGAGATAGTTGTAAATTATTTACAACTATCTCACATGTTTGTCATATGACAAACAAATCCTGTGGTATCAATCTTTTACACCATATATTATATCTTGATACCAACATCTGTTTAAATATAGTCATTGTAAAATTATCTAAAGTATGATACATAAATAATTCTTTTAACTCTATATCATCATTACAATAACTTAAATATTTTTCTTCATTATTATTTTCAGATATTATAATAATATTTTTATAATCACTTACCAGTACTTCCAAAACCGCTTTCTCCTCTATCACCTTCAATATCAATATTACTCTCTATTAACACTACATCAGGAACTTTAGCAATAACCATCTGTGCTATTCTATCACCTTTATCAAAAGTCAAACTTTTTTTACCATGATTAATTAATATGACACCAACATTTCCTAAATAATCCATATCAATAGTTCCAGGTGAATTCAATACTGTTATACCATATTTTATAGCAAGACCTGATCTTGGTCTTATTTGTGCTTCATACCCATATAACAATTCTATACGAATATCCAAAGGTATTAACAGAATTTCATCCGAATTAATTATAAAATCATGGGGTGTATAAAGATCATATCCTATAGATCCATTAGTAGCCTTTGTTGGTATATAAGCATTTTCATTCATTCGTTGTACTTTAAATTCCATCATTGTTCTCCTTTATTAAAATCATCTATTAATTGTACTGATAAAAATATTTTCTTCAATTCATTTTTTATTTCATCATTTTCAAAAATATTTTTAGGTACATTATTCAATATTTCGCTTATACAATCTTCATGTACAGTTCTATCATTAACTTTATTAGCATCAACTAATGAATTCATATGAAATAATAAAGCTGTTTCAAGCTGTTCCATATATGACAACTCATTATATACTTCTTCATACAATTCATCCATTTCTTCATTACAATCATTCTTTTTAATACATTCCATTATTACATATCCCTTATCTTATTAATACATTTATCTTTTATATATTTTGTAATATATTTTTTAAACATTACCTTTTCTTTTTATATCCCGATGGTTGATTATCATGAATTTCTTTCATATTTCTTTCATCTCCTGATATCTTACAATCTTCTAACCATAAATCCAATTCAACGCTATCATACATTTTAAGTGATCTTGTATCAAAATAAAATTTATCAATATCTCCTACTCTACCGCCTAATCTATTCTTAACAAATTTATAATACTTTTCACTCTCATATACCATATCATCTTCGTTACGACCTATAATAACCATGGCATCTGCTGTAGCTATTACACCCATTGATTCTGCAACATGATTAAAATCAATCTCATTAAATACTGTTATTGACCCTTCTCTATTTAACTGAGTTACTGATACAACAGGACATTCAAATTCAAATGACATGGCTCTCAATTCTTCTGATATCATCTTAACATCCACATATAAATCACCACGATTCTTATATGAAGATTTCATTAGATTTATATAATCCACATATATGATATCGGGTTTTGTATCACGCATTATCAATTCCCTAATATATCTTTTGAAGTCCATAACAGATGCTTGACCTGTAGGGTACTGTTTAATAAAAAGATTTCCTGTATTTTTTAACTTACTGTATTTATTAAGTTTATTAATTAACAACTTCTTATATTTTTGAACAGTATAAATTTTATTGATATCAAGACTTGTCAAAACACTATCAAATCTTTGAGCAAACGCATCTTCAGACATTTCTAATGTAAGCAATACAACATTTTTACCATGAAGAACCTGTCTTGCTGCAAAATTACACATTAATTGTGATTTACCATCATGTATTCTGGCGACTACAACAGATAATGTAAAAGGAGGGAATCCACCGTTAATATATTCATCAAATACTGGAAAATATGTGGGTACTCTAATATCAGATGCAGTAAAAATCCTTTTAAGTCGTTCTCTATAAGACTTAAAATAATCAAGACCTAAATCTATTTTAAGGTCTTTACATAATGCTTCCTTAATAATATTCTCAATTTTAGATGTTTCTTCTTTTTTTTCAATGATATTAACAGATTCTAATATAGCTTTTTTAAGAGCCTTATCTTTAAGGAATTTATTTGTTTCATCAAAAAGATAATCATAATTCTTTGCTATATCAAAAGAGATAGCCTCTATTTCATCATAATATTCTTTGATATCGGTATTCTTAACACTTGATATTACAACATCTTTTGGTGGTATTTTATTATATTTTACAAAATATTTTGATGTATATTCAAATATATCAGATGCTGTGCTATCATCAAAATAATCTTTATTAAATACAGATGTTATGATAGTTAAGAATTTCTTATCTTGTAATATTGATTTTATTATTAATTTTTCTATAAATTCCATTAATATAATATACTATTGATTATGGGTATTGTAAAATTAAATTCTTTCAAATTGTCTACATACTATAATTTTTACATGATCACCTTGTTTACAATCATTTATACAAACAGCACATTTTTTATTAACATTTTTCCATTTACATTTTTTTGTAGATGCCTTTTTTCTATTAGCAGCACCAAGAATATATAATTTATCAACTTTAAGTTTTATAAGAATATCATTTTCCTTATTTTTAATACTTTTAGATTTTAAAAAAGCGTTTAAAGTTATATAACATTTAATATTATCAACATCTGACTTCTTTTTAATTCTCACAGGATTTTTAATTTTCATGTTGCTTATAGTAGCCATAAACCACTTTGATTTACATCTGTACACAATCTTACCTTTTATTATTTTCATTATATCTCCCACATTTTGTTAGGTATTATTGAATTTATTCTTTGTTTATTAAATTTAATTCTATAATCATTAAATTCATGTTCTGTATATTGTTTACCTTTTATAAACCATAACATAGAACCATCAGCGTATTCTACTGCTGGGCCATTTGTACGATGTCGCATACCCATATTATACCAT